TTCTTAACACCATTTCTAGTACGAACAGTATTCCTAAGTTTTGAACCCATACGTTGGTAAGCAACGTGTACTCCAGACTCAAACTCCTCAATAAAGGAAGTGCTTATGGTATTTAAAGCCATTATAGCCTCCGTTATAGGTTAAAATTTATACTATTCTGGTTATTCGTTTCACTACTACCTTGAAGTTATTCCATTACTGGGCCTCTAAGTAGTTCTACGAGCCTTCTAGTAATTACAATGTTTCAGAAAATAGAAACTTTGTTAATTCACATTACTATCTCTTTGTTTAGCTAATTGTGCTGACATAGCCCTAACTTTTGCAATATGTGATGGATCTCCACCATTCTGCCAGTATTTAGGATCTCTTTGAGCAGCCATTAGATCTTCTCTAGTAACAGTTTCTTGAAACTCTGTTGTAGAAGTCATATTAAATTTAGGTTGACCATTAAGTTCCATTACTGCTTCAAATAGTTGAACCATTCCAGCAGAGGCTGGTATGCCAGCAAACACATTATATTGCTCTTCTGTAAATACAGAATTTGCCCAAGCATCAACTCTTTCAAGCCTTCTATCTGCGTGTTCACCAAGAACTTCTGATTCCTCATTCCAATCAGGGCCTGATGTAGCTTGCATAGTCATATATTCTGAAACAAAATCACTAAATTCATTCTGTGATAAAGCCATATTATGTGCCTTATCTCTAAACCAGTTCAACATATGATCGTCATCAGGAACTTCAACAAGATTACCATCTTCATCTTTTACTTCGAGTTTATAATCAGCTGCTGTTACTGGAACTTCTTTGGAAGCCTCTTCATTAATTTCATCAATAAGCTCTGCTTTAATTTCATCACGTCTTGAATGAAACTTTTGCTGTAGTTGATTATAGCTATTAGCCAATTGTTCTGGAGTTTCGAACTTTGGGTCAAGCCACTCAGGTCTGTCGGTTGAATCTTTTTGCTCAACTTCGTTTTGCTCTCCTGAGTCTTTTGCACTCTGGACTTCAACTCCTTCTTGTTGATCTTGGCTTTCATTGCTTTCTGTAATGACTTCTTGCTCATTAGACATATCTTCTCCTATTTAACAGTCCCACTTTCTTAATGCTTTATTAATTCTGCTATTTGGATCATTAGCAGTCTTTTTACTAGTCAATTTCTTTTTCATTCCCATCATTCTTTTGCAGAATGATCTACGTCTAGCAGCTGCTTTTGGACTTTTCTTTGCTTCTTTCGCAGAAACTGGACGTTTGATATTCTTCCCTTGACGACGTAAACTTGCTCTACCTTTGGCATTGAGTCCTCCACTTGGGTTTTTGCCTTCTTTTCTTTGCCATGCTGGTGTTTTTGCCATGATCTACGTCCTTGCATATGTTGGTTTTTTACCACCACTCTCAGGGTTTGTCTTTCTCTTTCTTGCAACAGCTTGTCTTTTTTCTTTTACACTCATTCTAGCTGCTTTAGATGATGGTACACATTTAGGATATTTTCTACCATCACCCATACTTCTACCACACTTAGGGTGCTTACCATCTTTTTTTGTAGATATGTCTACCCACTTTTCATTAAACCACTTAGTAAGACTCATGCTGACCTATATTTACCACCCATTTTCTTATATAAACGAACAAGTTGCCCACTAGCATATGCTGAAGGCCATTTCTTGACTCTTGCTTTAACAATTGCTTTTGCTCTTGCATATAGTTTAGGATTGGTTGGTTTGCTCGCCATTTTTTCTCCCTAGTTCCGTCCTGTGTTTGATGAGTGCCACGACCCACCTCTGACCTTCAAAGTGAGCAAGGCTTTCGATTGGTATTCCAGCACCATGAATGTTGCCCGTTGTGATGTTTTCCAAATACTGAAGGAACAGTTTGCCAATCCCTGAACCAAAAAGAGCATAGGCTTTATTATTAAGATCAGCTTCAACTTCAGTAGTGTAACTTCGACCATCGATAGATGCATTGACTTTTTCCTTTTTCACTATTGTCCTCGTTGTTGTTGCATTAATTGTAATGCCATGTCAATGTTCCCTTGTACTTCATCTCTACTAGCCAATAAATCTTCTTTTACTCCAAACTTAGATGCAAGATATCTTATAACTTGTTCCTGATTATATAGTGCTGGTGTTATATCAGGGCCAAATGTTCCTGATACTGTTTGCTGAAATCTTACAAAATCAGCTACATCTTGTTGATCTTGAGCCCTTAGTAATGGAGATACTGGTACAATTCTTATTTCCCTACCATCAACTTTTGGTATATCCAAGATACCTTGTTCTGAATAGATATGAACGATTCTTTCAACAAGTGGGTGAAGGAACTCTTTTTGCATTCTGCCTGCGACTGCTCCCATATCTCTTGCCACGTCAGCAAGCCTTTCTGATACTTCCGTTGCAGAGAGTGGCGTCTTTGCATTTGCTCTAGCATCGAGTTCATCAATATACATAGCCTTCCTGACATTTCTTCTCATATCCTCCAGTATTAGTTGACCAACATCAAATCGTGCTGGACTTTGTAAAGATTCTAAAGATGACCCAGGGCTTCGTGGTATAAATGTCCCAGGCTGTATAGTAATATTATCAGGATTAAATACTCCATCATCGTCATAAACATATGCACCTCCTATTGCCATTTCAGCATTCTCTAATATTAGCTGAACTGTAAGATTCAATGTTTTGATTGCTGGCATTGCTTGTAGTACTGGGCCTCTACCCCATACTTCCATACCTGATTTAGACCATCTAGTTGTAAGCCAAGGTAAAGATCCCTTACCTTTTAGTTTTGTTTGTTGCAGTATATGGTTATCTGTTTCAGATATAAGATAGTATGTATATTCATCTTTAAACTTATCATCACTATCAAACATAGTAGCTTCGATAATTCTAGTTTTTCTATGAGGATCTCTTTTCTGAATACCTTCCATATCCTTGCTATACTTAGCATCAGGATATCTATGCTTTATGTCAGTAATTTCACAGTCATAGTTCCATCTAAACCAATCGGTAACTTGATCCATAGCACCTGATAAAAGTGCAACGTTATTTGGTGGTACAGCAGTAAAATGGAGATCGCCAACAAAACGTCCTGATTCAACAAGCATATTCATTGTACCAATACCAAGATCTTGTAATCCCTCATGAAATTCAGAATTGAAATTACTATTTCTTAGTCCTTCGTGGAGTAACTCTGTAATATCATCTAACTCTTTAAGAAGTTGTGAGTTAATCTGATCTTGTGGATACTCTGGGCCTGGGGCAAGTTTGAAAGCTCGACCATTTGGAGGAAAAAAGCCAAGCTGAAGTCTTGAGGCAAACCTAGGGAGTCCAGTTACTGCTGTTTCGTCATAAATATTTTCAGTACGTCTTTGACCAGCATATTCACCAAAGAAACTTTCTCTGTGTGGTAAAACGTAATCATAAATTTCTTCCCAAATATCAGACCAATTTTGCCATCTTCCTTTGGCTTTCTTGTATCTGTTCATTACTTTTTGGTATTCACTACGATCACCTGTTGTTCCCCCAGCTGGAGTTGGATCTGCATCTCCACCATATGAACTACGCATTGTAGCTACCTCCCATGTTTTTCGTTTTATTTAAACGTCTAAACCCAGTAAAATCTTCTAATTCAGTACTTTGTAATGATCTTTGTCCAATTTTATTGCTTGCAATCTTGCGTATCTTTTCTTCTTTCTGAAACTTTTGATTTGCAGCTTCTTCTTCATTAATTCTTTTTTGTTCAGCTTTTCGCTTCTGCAATTCAGGATCTTCTGGTATTTTTGGTGTTTTAAACATACTACCCATTTGATTGCTCCAATAAATCGTTTGCTTCAAAGATGACTTTTCCATTCAATCTACGCAATTCACAATACAACTGATATGGAGTCCAAATCCAAAACTTTCTTACATTACATAGATGTTTTATAAAACTTACGCAATAAAATAGCCTTGGAATGTAAATTGGCTTGTCTTTGACCTCAATTTCGATGCATTCACCACCTAAATGCATATTTAGGACTAATTCTGTAGCTTTTTCGCCTTTTAGTGTCTTAAAATCAAAGCCATTTGTTGTAATCTCTACTTTTTGCCATAAATCAAGCTCAGGTTCGTACCTGACAGCATAAACATGAGAAAAACCATAACGATATTTAGTAAATAGCTTCCATAACCCAATATTTTTGCTTTCACAGAAGCATATTATCCATTTCATATTGCTCTTTTCCTATTAAAACGACTATTTCTTCGTTTCATACGATCAAATGGGTTACTTGTTCTTTCAACTACAGTTACACTAGCTCTTTGACCACCTAACATGACCTTTCTACCCTCTCCACCACCAAGAAAGGCATATTGTAATGCATCATGGCAATGTGAGAATCTATTTTTGTCAGGTTTTTCCTCATATCTCTCACTACCCATATAATACATTCTTTTATATTGATAGCCACCTTCAAATCCTGAAATAAGGTTAGTACAAGTAGGACTAACACTTAATGATGGGAAACCATCTGTCATACGATTAATAACAGATTCTACTGCTTCTACTCTGACAGATATGTCATTTGTTGGTGCTGGGTAAGCACTAATACCAGCTGCTCTTAGCATCATAAATGGCGTATGTTCAGATACTTGTGCCATTTGATTACCAGCTGGATCTCCAATGAACTTAAATGTCAACTTATCCCACTGATTTTTGGATATTTCTTTTTTTAGTATATCTGCAAATCTAATAGCACCCATATCTTTACCAATTATTTCATGAAAAATGATCCATTTTCCAGAATGTAATTGTTGGCAAAAGACAGCAGAAGGGGATCGACCAAAGTCTATGCCAACAATCACATCACTCTGTTCCGTTGGCACTAAAGGCTCACTTGAAACATGAGTATCTCTTCTGAATGTTGGATAAACTGGTTTACCATCTAAAAGAGCTTGGTATTCATTAAGAACATATACTTTTACCCAAGCTGGTGATTTTCCTAAGATTATCTTGTCATAATATTCTGCTTGCAAATTATCCCTATTCTCTGAATCAAGGTTAGGGTCATAACCTGATAAATTACCATGAATGTCTTTTTTCTCATGCATTGCAGAGGGTTGCGAATAAAAATTCCAATCGTCAGGTTTTACCATTAATAATTTTTCTTCAGCAGTCATATATTCAGGTATAGGAACTTCTCCAGCAACAATGCCCCACCAATGATCTTCAGATGGAGCATTTGTATCCATGATTACACCATACCAAGTTGGCCCACCTTCTCTCATTGAAGGATATCTACCAACACGCATAGTACAAGCATCAATTATATTTTTATTTATTTCTCTAGCTTCATTAACCCAAACACCAGTTAGTTCTAATGAAAGCAGCTTCTTTACATCTTCAGTCTTATCTAAGGCTAAAAATATTACTTCAAGTTCTACTGTAGTTTTATCTCCTAAAGAAAAACATACATTATGAGTATATGGTGGCGACCATACAAAACGTCCTAGTTCATCACTAAACCAATCTCTCCAAGTTTTTATAGTCGTTGTTTTTAGTTGTGGGTTGGTATTACGAATAACTGCCCATCTGCTTTTTCTAATACCTTGTTCATTTGGTTGTTGTGCAATAGATCTTCTCATGATCTCCATGCAACAAGCTACAGATTTACCACTTCCTACTGGGCCTCTTATACCCCTTACAAAAGACCCATCTTTCATAAATGCTTTAGCTACTTTCCCTGGGGGTTTATAGTCTAGTTTCATAAAAGGTTTCTTCTTGAAGCTCCACCACCAGCACCAGCTATTAATGCTCTTCTTGATGCAGTAGATATAGATGGACTAGATGGCTTTGATGTTGTCATGTCTTTCATTTGAGGACTTGCTACATCTTCAGATATATTAGAACCTGAATCATTATTAGCTCCCATAATTGAATATGAACCTGATGCTGTTCTTGTAAAATCATCTCTGCCTATTGGATTGAAGTCAGGATCACCTGAATACACACCATCTTGCACAACACCTCTATAATCTTTATCAGCATCAAACATAGTGCTACTTGCATCGTAAACTGGTCTACCACCACTTCTTAATGCTCTTGCTTGCTGTCTTGCACTAGCTGAACTTACTGTTCCCATAGCAACTGTTCCAAAAGTAGGTACAGGAACATTTATCTGTGATGACTTAGCTCTTTCATCTAACATCATTGCAAGACCAGCATTTTCTCTTACTGTGCTAGCTTTCTGTGGACTAATCATTTCATCAATGCCCTGATTAGCTGCTCTACGTTGTGCTTGATAATCAGTAAAAGCAGATTGTCTTGATGCTTCTTCTTGTTGTTGTTTTGCACGATTTGTGGCTTCTGCCATAGCCTTATCTCTTTGTCTTAGACTATCGAGATTACTTGAACCACCACTATCTTCTGAACTACCACCCATATCAAACTCCTTTGTTTTTGGCTTTATATAAAGTAAAATATTTTTTAGTGTCTTGTCTTTTCACATATATCATGAGTGCAATCTACCTGTTATAGTACACACGTCTGTTTTTTTAGGACGTATATCTATAACTACTATACTGTCTGTGGGGCCCCCTTAGTCTACGTTGAAGTTTATATTCACGGAAGTATTGCTAGTCTTAGGAGCATCAACTCTGAGTCCAGCACGATCCATCAGATCTCTACTTGCTTCCAGTCTTACGTGTGCTGACTTTGCATTGAGCAGTTCTCTCATAGTTGCCAATGCCTGTGTTGCGTCCCAACCCAAGCAGTTCATTGCTATCTGCTGTCTGTACTCCACAACATGAGGTTTTGCAATGGTTTTGTATGCCCATGCCTTGTTCCTACCTAACCTCTTTGCTCCCTCTGTGGGGTTGCAACCATCATGCAACATTGCGTGTACTAATTCAGCTTGTGCTTCTGTTATCTGTTTGTGATTGGGTAGTAGCAATTCACTATGCTTTTGTATATCCTCTAACGGAACTATTGACCCTTGGTATCGTTGCTGTTGTTCGTTACTTGCTTTCATGGGGCAGCTCTTATTGTTACTCTACGAGAGTATAACCATAGGTGCTATATCAATGTCAATTCACATTTTTAACTCCTTGATATTACGAATGAATATGAGGTGGCTTCGAGCCACACACATTCATATTGTTCGACAACAATCCCTTTCATCACATTCCCTGACAGGGGTCTAAGTGACTTTACTATTACGATTTGCAAATCGTTTGCCTTTTGCTTCCCCTTCGAAGTCAGCAAAAGTTAATTCGATGCAGAATAATATGTGCTTCATGGCACGATATTATTCTTTACTCATGTCCACGTACTGTGATTGTGTAACACGATATTGCATGGGGTAGCCCCCACGCTTCAATCGTAGAAGTTTGTTGTATTCCTATGGAAGTACAAACTTCTCTGTTCGTAAGAATTTTGTCTGACGTGAAGTACGTCAGGTCAAAACCGTGTCCCACTTTCTAAGAACAGGCTTACTACTACTACTACGTTCTGTACTGCTCACGTACCGAGGAGCTATACCACACCATACAACCCCTACAGAAATGGTCTTACATTGTTGTCCTCACTATTACCCTCCCCATTTCTTAATCCTTTCTAAGTACGTCAAGATGAACTTTTTCGTGAAGTACGAAAAACTGGACGTACTACAGAAAGTATCTCTGGGGGTTTCCTCGGTGTGAATCGGTTGCCGTAAGTGAGCAGTACATAACGCAGTAGGTAGTGCTTTAATATCAATAACTGTACAAAAGGAGATGTTACAATGAAACAGTTAGATTTATTTATCAAAAGCCAAGCAAGTGATCTAGAGGTACTTGATGATATGGTATCGTATCAGAATACTTCAACAGTTGATCTACTTGATACAGAAGATCGTATGCCATTCAGGGAGCAGAAGCTACCATCTAGTCAGCTAGACTGGGATATACAATGTGCTATCGAGGCTGGTGATTGGGATCGTGTCCATGAATTGAATACAATCAAGCATGACATGAACAATTAAGAAAGCCAAATCATAGGGGGTATAATTCTATATCCCCTTCAATGTCAGAGAAAGGAACATATCATGACATATCAAATTGAAGAATCAAACAAGACTAAATCAGAGATCGAAGCTGGTAAGCAGTTAGATCAAATCACTACTGAACAGCTTGATGCTATTGCTAGAGAGTTCAAGCCTAAGTCTACTTACACAGCAGATTGGGAGGGTGAGTTCATCAGACGTGCATTGTCATTTGCTGAGATGTTTGAAGATGGCAATGAGGTCATCATCAAAGCCAAACTTCAAGATCAGTTACCTCGTATGTTTGAGAAGATGAGGGACAACGTTATGGAACGAGCAGAGAAGATGCTCAGAGAACGTAAGGTCTTGGTTCGTCAGGACGTTGGCATTGAGATCACTGGCAACATCTTGGAGGATCACGACAAGAAGATTGACCAGATGCGTCAACAGTATGCATCACTCAATCATGCATTTCAGCTATTGCTTACACACTTCAGACCTATGATTCAAGGTCAGACTGGTATATCCAATGGCAAGTACACTCAGCTTCATGAGTTTGCCAAGGTACATCGTATGAAGAAACGTAACGAGAAGATGACACTAGATACTCTAGTCAACACTCGTGAGGTGTATGATGATCTACAAGCTGAGAGATCTAAAGTTTATCCTGTCAGTTCACATCATGAGGATCTGATGCTTGATATCTCTAATCAAGACGGCATCATTGAAATGCCTGAAGATCTTGAGTAAGTTATCCCCTGGGGTGAGGGCTTCGGCTCTCACTCCATTTTTTTTATCCGTATTGGCTTTCAATAAATCGATTCTCAGGGGATCGACCCCTTCAAATCGACAAAGACTTTCCCTCTTTGATCTCCCTCAAGCCTATCAGATTGATATATCGAGGCTAACCTCTTCCAGGGTTCTATCGCCTCAGAAAGGAAACGTTATGAGTAAAGGTATAAAAGGTAGAGGAAAGATTCATAGTACATCAAGGTCTTGGGAAAAATCACTAAAGAAAGTGGCTAAGGCAAAGGATCGTCAGAAAGCCAAGAAGTTAATTAGAAAACAAGGAGGTTAAAATGTTCTTTTATCTTATAGCTGGTATCGCATCAGCTTGTGCAATTTTATTCCTACTTGCTAAACTAAATATCAAACGAGTTCTTTGTTTTGATGTTTTCGTAGACATAAGTGCCTCAATCGCATTGATTATCATGTTTGCTGGTACATTT